CGGACTGCCAAGTTAACGTAGCACCCGAATCTGTATTCCAGCCATTAACATCAGTATCAAAAGAGCCATTTGTCACAAGCTCTGCACCTAAAACTATTGAAGGTTTAACGCTTAATATTTTACCATTATTATAAGCCGTTGGCGTTGTAATTATTGAAGCTTTTTGTAATAAATTACTCATTTAATTTTCCCTTTAAATTGAACATCTTTCAAACTCATCTAATATTTGAGTTGTTCCGCTTGAATTTTCAAAATATGTTGCACGCGATTGTAATGCACTTAATAATGTGCTAACTTCACCAATGGCCTGATTGACCTGAATTTTTAAACCTAATCCAATCATCTGTTATTATCTTAAATAACAAACAACTTTCCCACTTGCAACGGCAACATCATCGAAATTCCCATAAAGAACAACCCCGGCAGCTAATGCCAATGATGTGATTGAAGCATCACCGCCAACAGTGTCAACGTCACAAGAAATTGTGGATCCCTCGATTGCTTGAATTGCGCAAAAGTTTTCACCCGCTATTGATGTAGATGAAGCCGCTATGATTCGCAATCCCTTATCGCCAAATGATAGTTTTTGAAATTCGCTTGTTTGATATAAATTTGAAGCCATAAAAATAATTTTAAAATTTTATAATATTCACAAAAATACAAAAATTAAAATTGTTTCGTTTTTTAGTTTTTTCCTTGACCTCTATATTTTTTTTTGTAGTTCTTTGATTTTTTTGATTGCGAAGTTTTGCATTTACAATGAACGCCTTTTCGTTTCTTTTTTACTTTGTCAACTTTTATATCTCTGACTTGATTCTTTGCCATTTTATTTTTTGATTGTGATATTTTTTGAAATCTTTTCAGCACTTCGGCCCACTACATAGCCGCCAATTCCTAACTGTAACAAGTTCCAAAACTCATTTTCCAACTCTGGTATTCTAAAATCAAACAAAGGCGCTAAAAACTTAACATAAATGACTATAAAGCCAAACGCAAGCATTAGAATCGGCCTCCAAGAACGTTGCAACCAATTACCTTTTGCCTCGGCAATAATAATTTCAGTTTGCATTTTTTCCAACTCTAATTGTTTTTGAACAATAATTTGTTTAATGGCATTTTCAGCCAAAATCTTTTCCTCTTTTGAAGTAAAAAGTTTGTCAAGTCCTGACATCAAATCTTTAACAACAGTCCCACCGAACCAATCAATTATTTTTTTCATCCCCAACGTTTTCTTGTTTTTCTAAAATCGTAATGTGTAAATTTTTTATAACGGCCCAAACCACCTTGTAACAATTCGCCGCAATCCATCAATTCATCAAATAAAGGGTGTGTTTCTGTATATGGGTCTAATCCGGCAACAACGATGTCAGATGCTTTTCCTAGAAGATGCTGCGATCTTTTTACGCCGCCAATGTGACGATTATATTTTTCACATCTGAATCCGCTATTTACTTTAATTGGACTGTCAACAATATCACGAATAATTTGCAATTGACTTGCAAGTTTTACAATGTTTTGCTTTACATCGTCAGGCATTTTACAGCCGCAATTACATTCAAATTCTCTTAAACTAAAGTTTTTTGTCATTTTTTTGCGTTTCTTTTTTTATATCCTTCGTAAATTTTTTGAAATGTGTAAATTATTGACGCCAACAACAATATAATTTTCAAACTGTTTTCAACGTGTGTAAAGCTAATCATTAAAGAAATTGAATTAAATATTCCGAGTTTTATGTCGTTTGGGGTCATAATATTATTTTTAAAAGTAATTTAAATTTGTTCTATTTTATTTGATATTTCTATTATTGCGCGAAAATAGGTGTGATCTTTTAAATCATCTTGTAAATATTTTACGCCCTCGTTTACTGTTGTATATATCTTAAAACCTTCGGCGCTTAAATCAATATATCCATTTGACCGCGTTCGAACCAATTCCAAACACTTTGACACCATTAAATTAACATCTAATTCACCGCCATCATCTGAATAAAATCTTGTTATACATTCAATTCTGGTAATTGTTTCACTAATAAATGAAGTTTGGTTTTGATCAGCTTCATCGCTTGACAAACTATAAACACGAATTGCGGGATATGTTGAATTTGTTGGAATCCTATTAAAAACCGGGACTATGGCGCCGTTAATTGTCACCGCATTGGTTAATTTAGCAATGATTCCGCGCCTTATATAATGAATTGCTTCTAACATATATTTTTAATTTATTGCGTTGTTTAATTCGCCTTTTAATCTAATTAATAAAGTTTTAAAACCTATTCGCGCCGAACTAAAAAAGAACGGCCGCGCCGGCAAATTAACTTCTTTTCTTCCTTTGCCTTTAAATTGGGCCGCATAACTTGCGGGAATTCCTAATTGCAACATATCATCCAAATCAACCATTCCCCCGGTTCCAAATTCAACATAAGGCGCATAATGAGCGCCGGCAATTACTTCAACCGTTTTACCTTTGCGTTCGGATTTTATTGACTGTTTTAACGTTCCTTTGTCAACCGGCGCGTTTTGTTTTGCTAATCTTGCAATATCCATTGCAGCCCGGCCCAATTCATTTGACAATGTTTTTTTGTCAAACGCTCTTAAATTGTTTAACTTCTTTTTTAATTGTGCTAAATCTGAACTATTAATTTTCATTATTTAATTAGATTTTGTTGCGGTTAATTTAGTGTGAAAATCCAAATCCAATTCAAATTTTTCGTTTATTCTATAATTTTGCGAACTCCCTTCAACAGTAAATATGTCACCAATAACAATCAAATTAGCCGTTTTCTTACGCATTAATATCTCAACTTCAATTTCGTAATCACGTTTGCCGAACTTCTCGTTTATTTCGCCGTTAATTTGCTTTAAATCGCACCATACAGATGCAACAGTTGACAATGTAGAAGTAAACCCACCAAAACCATCAGACGATTTTACCAAACGTTTTATTGTAATCTTTGAATTTAGTTTTCCGGCTTGCATTATAAGAACATTGTTTTGTAAGACGTTAAAATTACCTTTGTATTGGTTGGAATTTCAACGTTTTTACCAATACCCTTTGAAGCGCCCTCAATAAAATTCGCGCGGTTATCATAATACGTTGATATTAATTGCAACATCGCTTGTTTAATTAACGAATCGTTTAATCCTTCCGTTATATATGTGACCTTTACACGATCAGCACCGCCGCCATCTAATTCAATGGTTTCATTGTCTAATCCTAACGTTTCAAACGCGGTTGTGTCGGTTCCGTTAACGTTAACCGTTGTAATGCTTGCAACTGGGCCAAATGGCAAATCAAAAACGCCGTTTGTTGTTGGTAAATAATACGTTCGGTTTTTTGCAACAATATCGCGGGAAATATAGTTTTCGCACCAGATGCGAGCTTGCGTTATCATACCCGAAATAATATTGTCATCCGATGCCGTATCAATACGAACGTAATCTTTAACGTTTTGAGCCGTTAAAATTTCATTTCCAGTTGTTGAATTAATCTTGATCTGTCGCATTGTCTTTATTTTCTAAATATTCAACTTTTAATTCTTTGGTTTCAATTTCGATTTTGCTTTTCTTTTTTGTTACTTTAGTTGCAAACCCTTTTTGAATCCATACTTTGGCAACATCATCCGAAAGTTCGATTTTATCGCCTTCATTATAACGTTTGCCGTTTCTTAAAATTGATTCTTTGATTTTTAAATTCATAATATAAATTTTTGTAAAGATAAAAAAAAAGCGCCACAATTAAATCGCGACGCTTTTTAAACAAAACAAATATGAAAAACACTATAACAATGCAAAGTTATTAAAATTTTTTGAATATTTACCGCCCTTGTTTATAACAATTGATTTGATGACACCATCATTTTCAAAAATATAAAAACCTTTATGAGAATTTACCCATATAGCGAAGTAATCAACATCACTTAATGAATAAGATTGTTTGTTTGTGTTACGCAAATAACAACGAACATTGTCTGCGTCTTTTGTAACCGATTTAATTTGGATCTTTTTAAGGCCGTTAATCGTTTCAATGATACAATCATAAGGCGATGAATCTAATAATGGAAAAGAAACGTGCATTTCGCGCTCCATTGCCATAGTTGCAAACTTATATTCAGCTAAACAACCGATTAAATTGTTATCCATTTCGTAAAACTACAAAAAAAACCGGTTGAATTAACAAACCGGCCTTTTAAACAAAACAAAATAAAACTATTATTGGGTGTTATCTTTAGCAGTTGCAACGCTTATCGCTATGATTAACAGAAATAAGGCGCAATAAATATCATTAAATTTCATCATTTGCCTAATAGCAAAAAAGAAAAATACAATTGGTAATATGATTTTAATTCTTTGCTCCATTTTACATCATATCAGCTTGAAAACATATATTAGAACACGGCCCCGGTTTTTCTGTTTCACAACCGCAAACGCCGCATTCAAATTTAGGTTCATTATCTTCAGATAAATAATCGTAATAAAACATATTTAAAATTTTAGTTTAACATTTCTTTTCACATATTTCAACTCGCGTTGTAAATAATCAATTGCCTTTTCCAAATCTTCAACTTCGTTTTCCTTTTTTCCGGCGCGACAAACGTATTTTAAAACGTTACCGCGGTTGAAGTTAAGTTTAAAGTCCTCTATGACGTCAATTAAGTCGTATATTTTACCGTTTTGGTAGTGTTTAGGTATATTAGCCATAATTAAATTTTTAAAGCGCTTAGAACGCCGTTAAATTGATATCCCAATTAAAAACCCTATCATAAGTAATAAACCTGACAAAGTAAATGCGATGATAAGATCAGCATTTGATTTTTTTCTTTCTCTGAATTGCTCAATTTCTTCCGGTGTGTAAACTTCAATTCGTTTACCTTTTTGTTTAATGTGCAATCCCGTTGGTGTTTTTTTTGCGTCTTTCATAGTATTAAAATTATGGGCCGCCAAAACGGCCCGGGTTGTTTTTATATGTTCCAAATATCTTTTGCGATTATGCAATTAGGATGATTGCCTATAGCTTTTTGAGCATCTGACTTAGAATCAAATCTCTTTGCGTCTTTAATATTACCAAAATGAGGTATTTTAATTCCTCCTATGCTGAAGCTCTTAATAAATCCTTTTCCGTTGTTGATAATTATATTTTTCATAATGCTTTGTTTTGTGGTTGCTTAGTTGCAACAGTACAAATATACAACTAATTATTAGAAATGAAAGAATTTTTTCAGTTTTTTTTAAAGTTTTTTTGTTTCTTATCTGTTGGAGGCCCTAAAAATTAAGCATAAAAAAAAGGGCCAAACGGCCCTTTTAGTTTAATTATGCAAATAATTACGGAGTTTCAAGCGCTGCAATTGCTGCTGCGAATGTTCCTTTTACAAATGCATTTGGTAAGTAGTTAGTTAATGCTACTCTTTCCGATACTCTTACAGTTACGAAACCATCTCTTACGTTAGTTCCATCTTCTCTGAAGAACTCAACGTTTACACCTTCACGAACCCAAAGTTGTGTTCCAACTCCAAAGTTACCAATCAAGAATGATCCGGCAGCGATTGCAGTATTTAAAACAACTTTTACGCCCATAAATACTGGTTGTAAACCTCCATAAACTTGGTCTTTGATATAATTGTTAGTTGTATCTTTTAACAATAGAATTTTGTGAAAATCTGTTGGGTTTAAAAGAATTGTATCAGCGTTATAATTAGCAATTGCCAATTGGTTCAATGATGCAACAATTACGTCAAATTCGTTAGCGTTATCAACAGAATCAGCTAAATCACCCGCAGCGAATGCAGTTGAATCAGTAATAATTCCGCTTAATTGTGGTGCTACTCCAGAACCTGAAAGGATTTGAGTGTCTTCAACTTCAAGTAATTTTTCCGGCGCACGCGCTGAAAGATAAGAAGTTAATTGAGGCGTATCAGCTAGCATTTCCTCAGAAATACGGAAGTAAGTTCCGATTTTTCTTACGTTAGCATCAGCCGCAGTCATATCGAAATCAGATTGTCCTAATGTAGCACCTTCTGAATGAGCCGCTGCACCATTTGAATATCCTGATTCTTTTACAAAACGAACAACATCACTTTGTGTTGATCCTTGTGCTAATAATTGACGAATATGAACCGGTCTTGTTGGGTCAAATTTGTATCCCGCTACTCTATCAGCCGGTATTACTTCGCCAGTAAAATCAGCGCCAACAGTCATATCAGCTTTTATTTCAAATCTTGCGCTTCTTGAATTTCCTTTTGTAAGGCCTTCAATTGCACCGTTTTCGATTGCTTCAGATAATGCACTTTTAAAAGTCATTTTCTTGTTAGCGTTGAATTGCTTCTTGTTAGCTACTTCAAACGCGTCGAAACGCTCGTTTAATTTGTTACTCATTTCAGTAACTTCAGATTTTACAATTTCAGATGCTTTCACTTCAATAGTGTTTGCAACGTCATTGTTTGATTTTTCGATTTTTGAATCGATTGAATTAGATATTTGATCTAATTGGTTTTTTAAATTTTCTTCCATTTTTAAGATTTTAAGGAATTTAATAAATATTTTAACACTTCACTATCATTATTTTTTATCTCAACATTCGGCAAAGTGGTTTCAACAACCGGCTTTGTGAACTCAATAAATAATGATTTTAATTTTAAAACTTCGGCCTCAATAGCGAATCCCATATCATCAGAGATTTTGCCATTGCGAAGTAATTTTGATAAATTGTCGTAACGCTTTGAAACCTTTTCCAAATCAACGTTTCCTTTAACGTCCAATATTTTGGCTTGGTCATTCGCTGCATAAGTAACGGCGCTAATTTCGTAAAGTTTAACTTCACTAATTTCACGGTAATCACTTTTATTTTGTTTTTGGATTGGTAATATACCAACTGAATTTTCCGTTATTACGCCGCCCTTCATAAGTTGAACAACATCAGTTCCCAATTGTGTTTTTGGAATCTCTGCAACGAAAACAAGCCCTTTATCATCTTCATAAAGTTCAAGCATTTTTCCGATTGGTTGATTCATATCGTGTTGATATAAATATTTAACACGTTCACCGTTTTCGGCTATTGTCTTTTTATATGCGCCTTTAGTAATGATATCATCGTCAGAATCTTTGTTTCCAAAATATGATCCATAACCTTTGATGATTCCGGCCTTTTCATCGGCATCAATTAATTCACCAACTGGCGCCGCTTTGTAAAGAATTGTATTCATAAGAAAAATTTTTGTAAATATACGGATTTTTAAATTTTGTTAAAATAAATTAGAGCCACCCGCAGCAAGGCCCAAACCTATATCACTAATTTCACCAACTGTTTGCGCATTTTCTTTTGGAAATGGCGCGACACTACAACGGCAATTAATGACTTCAGCACTTGGCCCGCTTGGATCACCCGGGTACATTAAAAACGAACCCCCAACCATAAACGCGTCATTGTATGGAATTGGTTCAGAGCCACCCGCTTCGGCGTGTGTGTCGCGCGTTCTATCATCAAAAGACGCAATCCATTCTTTCATCATTTGGGCGCCCGGAAATATTGTTGTTGCTGATTCCATTGTTGCGAAATTAGCCGCGGCCGTTGCTTCAGTACGAACTAAACGCGCCGCCTGATATCTTGCATAATTATCAAATTGATTGTTTAATATACGGGCCTTTTCAGTATTGCCTAACGTCATAAATTCTGGATCGGACATAAAACGTTGCGTTATTTTAATTAGCGTTTCCTTAGCCGTTCCCGATACTAATGTAACGCGTTGGGCTGCAACGGCTGAACCAAATGAAGCAAATGAATTTATCCATTGGTCGACAAATTGGCCCGCTTCAACGCCCTTTGTGATGTATTTGTCGAAATTCTTGGCGTACCATTTAGCAAATTGCAAACCAATATCGGTATATAAATCGCGGTATGTTTTTGATAAATCGCTTTCAGAAAATAATAATTGGAAATTTGTTTGACCTTCAGAAATAAACGATTCAACGCCTTTTTTATATTCCGTTTTATAATACCGTTTAATCTTTGATAATTGACGGCGTTCGGCTTTGTCAAGTTCATTTTCAAAATCCCTTTGCCAATTGTCGCGATTTATTTTCAAACTTTTATTTTTTTGCTTTGATGTATTCCGAATTAGAATTGAAAGGCATATAATAACCGCCTATTTGATGCGAGCCATTTCCGCCCATTTCAATCGCTCGAAGTTCTGCATCGTTTTTTGTGCTAAATAAATCCTTTAATTGAAGTTTATTTTCTTTAACCACCGTTTTAATTTCCGCTTTACTTAAAAACTTATTGACGTCAATGTCAATCGGTTCAATTGGCGCATCCATTTGCTCGGGATTAACCGGAATTAAATTTGCCGGAATAAAGTAATCGTTTAGCGCATCATCATCATCGTCAACGCCATAATTCATAACGGCACGTTTTTCGTTTGGCGTTATCCACCACGCCTTTGACAACTGATCAACAACTTTGTCGGCCTCCTCTTGAAGTTCTGGAATAACCGTAAAATCAAATTCAATACAAAGTTTATTGCCATACATCGGCGCCAACCATCGGTTTAATTCTTCTTTAATTTTTATTAATTCAGGAATTACCGCGTTTTGATATAACGCTTTTTTCGCTTCCTTCATATTGTTGTAAGAACTTGAATCGGTATTGTTTAACAATTGAACCGGCACGTTGTAGATATTACATAAATCCTTTACAGATGCGTTGTATTGTTCAATCAATGATAAATCGGAAGCATTTAATCCAAAGTTAACCCAACTTAATTTTTTTGGTGTGATAATAACATCACCCGCATTTGATGAACCTTGAAATTGTTTTTTGAATTTATCTTTTAATTGTTGCGCCTGAACCTCATTCAAATCACCCTCTTCTGACATCAATAACCCTCTGGCCGTTTGGTTTTGTAGATACTTAACACCCGTTTGGATTGCTTCATTGTTAGTTGTAAGCGAACGCAAACCCGCTTGTAATGGTGATTGACCATATAAATGCGATCCAGTCCCATCATATAAGGGATTAAAATCTTTAATGTGGCAAATATCTTTTGCCGGGATTTCAAATTCTCCGTTGTATTGAACTTTATATTTTTGAACGGGTTCCATTATGCCACCGGAAATAATTTCCATTATTTGTGACGGCATTGCGTAAAGTTCTGTATATTTTCCAACTCTTGGGCCGGTTTCTGGGCCAACGCCGTATATGTAACGGTTACCAGTTAATTTTCCGAATGATATTAATTCAGTAATAAACGCGTTGTATGATTGGGCCGCATTTGGCCTATCTAAAATTTGATGCAATTCCGTATCGCTTAATTCAATTAATGAACGCTTTTGTAATAACGCTGCTTTCTGTATTGTTGTACTATCAATTGAGCCGCTAGTCATTGATTTATAACGCTTATAATCGTTTTCGTTTTGTATCTCATAGATTTGAAACGGAATCGTTGTTGCGGCCTTTGTAATCAAGTTAATCAACGAATAAATCGTTGCGTTTTTTCGATAACCTTCTTGAATATATGAATCATCGTTTTCAGGATTCCAAATAATAGATTGGCCTAACCAATTATAAATCGCTTTGTTATAATTAATATTTGTGTTTTGTGAACTTTTATTGACAATTGATTTGAAACGATCTAAAAATGAAGCCATAAATGAATTAAATAAGAAAATTTTCGTAAAAATACGAAATTAAAATTTGTTTTATACAATAAAGAAATTATTGATCAGGTTCCTTTCAATTGAGTACGATGTTACATCAATATGTTCATCGTGTTTAGCATTTGGAAATGTACTGACTTGTTGAATAAAGGCGTCATTCCAATTGTCTTCAATCAAGTAAACTCGGCCGCCTTCAATAAATGGTGATGATGCGCGCGCCCTTTCGATTTTTGAATATCTAACAAAGTTTGTTTTTAATTC